CTCCAAAGTGAAACCCTGTTTTCGAGCGATCCCGCCGTGCAGCAGCGCGGACTGTTCTTCGTTGATGTTTTTCAGGCACCACGTTCCGATCACTTCGCCATAACCCGTGGTCAGGGTCAGCGGCTGTAGCCTGGCCCCGATGGAACGCAGGGTGTCGAGCTGCTTCAATCCACCTTTGAAGCCCGGGTAGATCGTGCCCTTGAGCGTCAACTTTTCATCGCCCATGCCGATGGCCTGCTTCGCCGGCCGGCGCGTCAGTCGCTCCTGCGAAGCCCAGCGGAATTCAGTCGAACGGCTCAGCTCATCAAAGGCTGCCGTATCCAGATTGAAGTAATACGGCTCAATTTTCGGATCACGCGGCTGGATGATCATCAGGTGCGGGAACGGCTTTACCGCCTCCGGCGCCGGCGTGGCCTCACCGGCAAAGGAACTGGTGGGCACGATGTTGGCCAGCGACGGACTGACCTTGCCGGCGACGTTGTTGATCGCCGTGGCCGCCTTGCCCGCCTGCTCCTTCAATGTGCCAAGCCGCTCCTGCACTTCAGCCGCCGCGCGGGTGGCGCGGCCGTAAACCGCTACCACCTGACCGACCTTGGCCTGAGCCGCGTCGACGCCGCGCATCACTCGCTGAAGTTTGGCGCCGATGGCCGGACCAACAAACGGGATGTTCTCCAGTTCGGACGCGGCGCCGGTCAGTTCGCGGATCGCGCCATTGACCGGGGTCAGCATGCCGTCAGCACTGCGCCGCCCGGTTTCAGCTGCCTCGACCAGATACTTCAGGCTCGATTGCATGCTCTCCATATAAGCCATGAGGCCTCCTTACACATGGGGTTCGTCGTACAGCTTGGCGGCGTTACTCTTCGCCGCGTCCGCCATCATTCGCTGCATGTGCGGCATCAGATCCTGCGCCAAGGTTTGCGGGTCCTTGACGTCACCCTGCACCGTGACCGGCATACTCAGCGAGTACTGAAACTGCTGGTCTACTTTGGCCGGCACCGGTTTTTCTGGCTCCTTGGGTTGGATAGCCAGCGCCGCCGACTTGAGCGGCGCCGTCACCGCCATCGAGCGCGCGACATCCCCCAGCACCGGACCTTGCTGCGCCGCTGACGTCAGCATGAGCGGCGTAGTCGGCACCGGTGCCTTTGCCGTTTGTTCGGGTTTTTCATCCTCTCCGCCGAACAGCGATTTACCCAAAGATCCGCCCAGCGCCGCACCGCCCTGACTGCCCAGATAAGCACCGATCAAGCCGCCGATGGCGGTGCCGATGATCGGCACCACCGAACCAATGGCAGCTCCGGCTGCGGCGCCGGCCATGGTGCCGGCCAGGTTGCCAGCGGCCGCACCGTAGCCCTCGGCTTTTTGGTCCTTGGTCTTGGCGTTTTCAAACGTCTCATAGGCCATGGCCCCGGACTCCAGCAGCGTACCGCCTGGAATCATCTTGGCGACTTTGCCGACCTTACCAACGGCCTGCACAACCCCGCCAAGCTTGGCCATCGTGCCCGCCGGAACAGCCGGTACCGGTGGAGTGACCGGCCGTGGTACGGGAGCAGACGGACGCGGCAGCGGTGAACGCGCCGCCCCAGGGCGAGGCAGCGGCCGCCGCCGCGAAGCACTGCGCCGCGAGCCGCGACCACGCCGGCGAGACTCGCCTTGAATATCCGCGCCGCCAGCGCCGCCCATGGCGTTGGCATTGACGACGAAAACTTTTTGGACGCCGTCGTTACCTGCGCCAGTTTCAGTGCCAAGGCCGCCGCCCGTTGCCGCTTCCTTCACCCGCGAAACAACATCCAGGCCAGTCGCTACCAGATCAAGTTCTCCGGGCTTTTCATTGCGGGCTTCGCTCACACTCCTGCCACCGCGCGACCCACGCGCAAGGTTTAGCAGCCCCTTGCTGATTTTGATCGTGCTGAAGATACCTTTTAAGGCGATCAGCCCCGCCCCGACCGTGGCGATACCGGCAACTACCCCGGGCGCGCTATCAGTCAGCGACGTAATACCTTTAGTAACCTTGGTCAACGACTCGGCCACGGTGTCCGTCACCGGCCGCAAGGCATCGCCGATGCTGCGCATGGCGTCATCCATCGACTGGGCCATTTCCGCCCATTTCTGCGATGACGACTCGCGCCGCTCGGCGAGGTTTTTGTCGAGGATCCCGGTCGCTTCACGCGAATCGTTTTTGAGCTGGCTGTACAGCGCCTTGTTCTGCATGTAAGCCGACAGTGCGGCCTTGACCTGCATATCGGCGAACAGGTCACCGGTGCGCAGGGATTCTTCCAGCGAGGCCATCATGGCCTTGGCTTTTTCTGGATTGGCTTCCTTGCTGATTTTTGACGTGGCTTCGGCCATGGCCGCCGCACGCTTGGGATCGGTCGCCTGAATGTACTTCTGAGCCAGCGCCATACTGGTCTCAAGCGTCGACAGGCCGTTTTGCAAACCGGTCTGCATCGATCCCTTGTAATCGATGCCGGCTTTTTCGTAAGCCTTGACCGTATCGGTCGAACCGATTTTGCCCATCCAGTTTTTCAGGTTGTTGGCCGCTTCGTCCGAACTGCCGGCCTGCTTCATCTGCACCTGCAACATGGCACCCAGTTGCGTCACCGCATCCAAGCCGGTGATGCCGTTGCTGGCCATGTTGGCCAGCAGCTCGGGGAACCACTTGGCCATGTCGGCCGCTTCAAAGCTGCCCGCCTGCCCTTGGTAGGCAATCGCCTCCAGCGCCTGCTGCATCTGCTTGGGGTCGGTGATCTTGGCGTTCTGCCCCAGGGCGTTGATCATCTTCGCCGTGTCGACGCCGCTGGATCCCTGCCCCACGACAAACTTGGCCGCGACAGGCGCATATTCTAGCGCCTTGCTCAGGTCCATACCGGCACCGACCAACTGATTGACCACGTCGGCCACATCGTTGCGCGCCATGCCGGTGTCGCGCGAAGTGTCGATGATCTTGCGCGACATCTCCTGCTCTTGCGGCTTATTGGCAATGCCGGCCTTGATCGCGATGTCACGCACAATCGCGCCAAAATCAGCGCTGACCTTGGTCGGTACCGCCATCGCACCGACACCGACCACCGCTGCACCGACGGCACCCTTCATGCCCTTTACGCCAGAATCAATCTGCTGATGACCCTTGGCTTTCAGCTCGGCTTTGTTGGCCGTCTGCCCCATCGAGCGATAGGCTTTTTCCAGCCGGCCGACCTCTATCCCCTGCTTTTTCAGGCTGTCGAGGTTCGAGTTCAAACGGTTGAGTAATTTGGACGCGCCGGCAGCGCCGGTGTCGTGAGCCTTTTTCCATTCTTCGCGCAGGCGGATGGTGTCGCCAATCGTGCGCTGCAGCACCCGCGCTTTGTTGCCTTCTGCCTCGAGGCGCTTGATGCGCCCGGTCACGTCCTTGAACGCGGCGCCGACCGTGGAACTGACGGCGCCGCCAATCACTAGCCCGAGGGCGAGTTTGTTTGCCATGTCATGGCCCCCATGTGCCCAGCACTACCGATGGCGGCTCAATCCGTGAGCCACCACACCATATCCGCGAACGGCATCGACTGGATCTCGGCGGCGGAAAATCCGGTTTCCGCCGCCAGACGTTTCGCCGCCGACTTGATCACGCTGGGGTTAAAGCCCGTCGTCGTTGTCCATGCGAAAATAACCGGCCTGCAAGCGGTTAAAATCCACCAGCTTCAGCCCCTCCAGATCCGCGACAGGCGCACCGGACAACGCAGCAAACAACACCAGCTCGCGCTGCTCATCATCGCCACCCACTTCGCGGTTGGCCGCCCGCACGTCGCCCACGGTCGGCGAACGCAAGGCCAGCTTGTCGACGGTCACGCCGTTGATTTCGCTCGGGCACGACAGCGTTACCAGCACCTGGTCGGTGGTCAGCGACAACCACGCCGGCATCGAGTCCGAATAATCAGTTTTCGGCACCAGGTGCGAATACGCCGTCTGCACACGGCGATAGTCGGTCAGCTTGAGGCCCTCCAGATCCTTCAGTCCGACTTCGGCGAGACCTGCGAACAGCATCAGTTCGCGCTGTTCATCATCGCCGTTGGCAGCACGATCAGCCGCGCGCACTTCACGCACGGTCGGGTTGCGCAGGTTCAACGTCTCGACGTCGATGCTATTGGCTTGGCTTGGGCGGGTCAGCGTTACGACGGCACCGGCTGCACTGAGCGACAGCCAGGCCGGCAGGTTTTGAGCGATTGCTTGAGTCATTCGAATCTATTCCTTACAAGCCGAGTGCGTTGCGCACTTCGAGCAGTTGGTCTTTGCCGTCGATCACTTGAATGCCAGCGACCATGTCGATCTCGTACATCAGGCGCCCGTCGATTTCGAGCTTGTAGTACGTGACCGCAACGGCGTGTTTGATCTCGGCGGCATCGCCCGCTTTCCAGTCAC